AAAAAAAAGATAAGCCCAGCCCCCCATGCGTATAGCACAGGGGGCCAGGCGAATCTCAGAAGGGTTTAACCTTCATGATCAAACCGAACGCCTTCGAGCTGACGACTGCAAGTCGCTCATACTGTAGGACGGCTACGATACCTGCCAGCGAGGTGACTGCACCGAGAATCGCGTCTTTGCTGAGCTTCTTGCTCTCGCCAAGGGCTTTGGCTTTTGCAAGAGTCTCGACATTTCGAGCAATCGTGGTGTAGTCCTCACTAGCAGGATCGTGAAGCTCGGCCTCCTTCAGAGCGGACTCGATGGTCTGCTGAATGGGGTCAGTTTTCTTCATGGATGGGCTCCTTTCTAGGGGTTCATTATACCGCAGGTTTTTCTCGCTTAGACCTGCTTGACATCCAGCGTCACCTTCCCGTTCCGGAGCATCTCGGCGACGCCCTGGTCGAAGGTGGCATGGATACCCTGGTCCTCAGACACGTGAAGGGCGCCGGAGGGCTGGGTACCCTGGTACTTGGTGGAGCTCACACCGAGAAGCACACCCAGGAAGGTGTCAATCGCGGCGATCGTCCCGGCGACCTCAGTCGGATGAGGCAGGTGCCACAGAGCCGCCAGCGTGAGGTAGAGCGCAGAGGTAGCCGGAAGGGCGACCAGCGCAACCCACTTGAGGATGTCGTAGGACTTGTTGTTCAACTTGCTCTCCTGAAGGTGCTTAGCCATTGGTTTTCCTCTTCGCCGGGGGTCTAGGGGTGGGGACTACGGGAAGATTCTTGACCTCATTCACTATCTTCTCGGCAAGCCCATTCCCCCCGAACTCGGAATAGGGCTCTACAAGATACTTCATGAAGTCTTCATACTCGTCGAGGGTCAGAAATCCGCGATGAAGATAAGTCTTCCCGACATATACAATCCGGTCATGGGCCATTCCGAGCAGAAGCCTTGACGTGGCGGACTTTCGCTCACTACGCTTCATGATCCAGGCCCACATCCCAGAAGATCCCAGTACTGACAAGAATATCGCAAGAACGATATCAAGCAGTGGGTTGAATCCGAAGTGCTGCATGTTAACCGATCGCTAGATAGGGACGAACCCCGAAGGAGTAGTTCAGCGGGGCGTGGGAGAACTGACCAGTGGACTTCATGTAGACCGCGGTCTGAGCCGAAGCACGCTCACGAAGCCAGTATTCCTCCTCAATGTTAACAAGGGCGGGGTTGAGCCGGAAGGCGGGGAACTGGTTGTGGTGGATACCCCGGGAAAGTGAGTCGTCGAAGATGGACGAACCCCAAAGCATGGCCTCATCCATGATATTGATGTGCGGGTTGTACCAGCGCCAGTCCTTGACTGCTCCATTCCCGTCGTACCCTGTAGCTACTCGAGTCCATACGCCGACCATGTTCGATCGGTTGAACAGGGACTCAGCCATACGGCTGGCCTTCGTCAGGGTAGACTGGTTCAGCGTCGAGTCCACATACGAGCGCTGGTCCGGGATCGTGGTAGACCATGCGTCCCGGAAGAGGGATGCGTCTGGGACGACCACAATGTGGTTCTGTCGGAACGGGGGCTCACCGATGTTGATGAAGTAGTTGAACGCCACGATACGCCAGGTGATACCGGAGTAGGTCCAGTAGTCCCCGAGGTAGAGCCCGGAGAAGGAACCGCTTCGAATCGCCTGGAGATATGGAGTGACGTTGCTACCCAGTGATGCGCCTCGGTAGATGGAGTTGTGCACGCCAACGTTCGAGTCATTCAGCATCCCATAGACAGATCCAGAGTTGCTGAACTTCTCGTTGATCTTGGTGATGTTGAGCTCAGTACCCGCGATACGACCCTCAACGGCCTGGAGTCGCTCGTTCTGGTTCCGGTCACTCACCTTGAGGTTGGCGACGTCGGTAGAGGTGTTTCCACCAGCGTTAGCCAGGGCGTCTCGAACCGACTCGAACCAGGTGTTGAACTCACCCTGCAGCTTGGCCTGGAGAGCATCCAGATTGATGTTCTGCAGAGGCCCGCTCACATAAGGAGTACGAGCACTACCCACAAGGCTGATGATGTTCTCAGCCGTGATCTGTCGAGAGTTCTTGATGATCTTGATCTGCGCCAGAGCGAACGTCTGTCGATCACCATTGTCGTCCACCGAGGGGACGGTTGGCGTAACAGCAGGAGTACCCTGGACCACCTTGATCTTCGCGCCACGGATGGCCTTGGATCGGTCAACCTCGACACATACGAGGTCGATACGGTCCAGAGTTGCGTGAGAACCAGTCAGAGTAACAGTCTCATCTCCCGAGTTCTCAACCCATCGGTTGTTCAGCCACGCCTTGCCGGAGCCGACGTATACGGACATCCCGTTGTTGGTGGGTCGAACACGGAACTTGTCACCCACATTCGGAAATACCCCCGGGGCAATAATGCCGTCGAACAGTGAGCCGAACTGGTCTGCGTCGTATGTCCGGTCGCCATTCACGGAGTTGTAGAAACCGCTAGTAATGGCCATATGCTAATCCCTTTCTCGAGGAACGATGACCTCACCGGGTCCATTGCGAGTGAAGTCGATACGGAAGCCGTCACCATTCCACTTGGTACGAGACGACATGGAGATAGAAGGAACCTGAGAGAACCCGTCAGCCGACCAGGACTCGGTCATCTCGGTAAGCTGGCACTCGATTGGGACTGGGTTGCTTCCGGACGGGACGTAGTAGAAAATATCGCCTACGTCGAAGCCATCACGATACTGGACATTCGAGAAGTTGTTGATCTTACCCGAGATCATCTTCAGCGGGGTATACTTCGGGAACATGGCGTCCAGAACCCAGAAGGGATACCACACCTCGGTCAGAGAGGAGATGTGCTTCTTCTGAAGCGGCGTAAGCGCCTTCCAGTCCTTGACGGAATATGGCTTGTGGACCTGAGTGTTGTCCCACAAGACCTCTCGCCGAGTGATTGGGTTCTCGGAACGAAGTGTATGTGCCCGGGTATGCGTAGTTCCATCTGCAACCCAGTCCAGGTCTACGTCACCAGTATCAAAGATCTCGTAGATCGTACTCTTCTTATCCACAATCGAATCTACTGACTCAAAGTCCGAGAAGTTGTCGTTCTCCTGTGCGAGAGTGATCGTGTTGATCAGCCGAGGAGCAGTGATGTAACAGTGGATACCACCGTTCTCGAGCTTGATCTTGTAAAAGAGCGAGTACCCGTTTGGCTTGCATGCGGAGATGACGTTCTTGAACATGTCCGCAATTGGCGCCCGGTCATAGATAATCCACTTACCGTCCTGGATCTTCTGGCCAGTGTCATTGACATAGGCCATCTGAGACACACGGGTATTTCTATGGAAGTTGAAGTTGTCGATCCTTCGCTCAGGCTTTGCGTCCTTACCGAGATTCGAATGGGCGACATCTTCAGCCATAGCCTGGGCATTGAACTGGCCATTTGCATCCGGTTCAATCCATCGTCGGTGAGGAAGGATTCGCCATTCCATCATCGACTCGAGAGAGCGCCCGGTATACTTGTGGAGGTAGACACCGTCATCCTCCTGCTTCACCGTAGCAGTCTCAATGACCATAACGGTATCCGTGTCGTCTCGGATAAACAGGTTTCCAAGACTGTACTCATACCCCGGCTGATCCGAGTAGAGCTGGAGCTCGAACTGACCGTAGTCATATGCCCGCTCGGTCCAGTTGAGTGAGTAGAAGTTATTCGGAACCTCGATAAGAGTTTCATAATTATGGAGGAACGCGAAGAACAGCTGCATCAAATCCCCCTGTAGAGAGTGTCGTATTCCATAGAGACGCTAACGTCGTCAACGCCCCCAGCATACTGCAGGGCGATAGTATTGATGCCTGGGTGCATCTGAATCCAGGTACTTCCTGGAGCTAGAACACCCGTGATGAAAGACTTCCTACCTCGAGCCTGGTGAGTGATAGACTTCTTACCTGGACGAGTGTCGATTACGATACTCTCGCCTTGGTAGAAGTTTCCAGCTCGAGATATAGACATAGTCTCGTTGTAGGTGACGTTCGAGACAATAAGGTTACTCACAGTGCCTGAGAACTCGACGGTGATAGTCGCACCAGCCGGGTAGTCACCAAGGTACCGGATGTCCTTACCAGAAGAGTTGGTCATGTCACCGAACTTGAGCTTGTGGTTCGGCTCGGAGAAGAACGGGAACTCGAAGGAGGGCGTGTTGTCGTTGAAGCCCACGACCTTCTGGATCTGAGTAGCGGAGGACTTCCAGTACGGGTCCAGTCCAAGAAGGGAGACCTGGATCTCCTGCCGCTCAGAGAAGATGTTCGGCTCGACGGACTCGACAATGAAGTCTGAGTGCACGTTAAGCCAGTCGGTGGTCACACCGAGAGTGATGGTCTCTCCGACTCCGAAGTAGGAGTAGCACTTGAGTCGGAGTTCCTGAATGTCGGTCCCCCAGGGGATCAGAGTCAGTACCACAGTACGAGTACCAACCCTGACCCCCTTGAGGAACGCTCCGTCCAGCAAGGCATATCGGTCAGTGCTGATGTCTGCCTTTACTGGCCCCAGACCAGTAATCTCCTTGATCGCGACCCCCGACGAGTAGGGGTCTGTGATATCGATTGCAAGTCGATCCCCCGACTTGGTCGTGGACGAGATCTCTGAGATCATAGTGTCAACTTGTCCTTTGCCATAGCAAGCTGAGTGTGGGTCTGGCGATAGATAGTCGCCGCATCCAGCGCCTCAGGCGAGTTGTTGGTCTGGTTGAATGTGATGTTTGTAACACCATTTTGACTATTCTTGTCAGAATTGTCAACTGCGATCGGAGCAGGAGGCCGAGCCGCGTTAGCAGCCTGTGTCGTGACCCCGATGGCGGGAAGGAAGTTGTTGATTCCCTTGGCCTGCTTCTGCATCTCAGTGAGATCCAGAACGGGCTTGATTTCCGGCTTGAAGGACGGGTCATCCTCGACTAGTTCATTGACCCCGTCGAGAGCTGCGGACATTGCATCGTATGCTGCCTTAGACATGTTGTCTCCAGCCTCAGCGACACGCTCGCCAGTATTCTCAATACCGATAGCAAGACCCTCTCCGACGTATCCACCAAGTTCCTTCATCAGTCGAGAAGGAGAGTGAATACCGAAGAAGTTCTTGACCTTGTTGTAGCCCTTCTTGGCGACGGAGACCATGGACTCACCAAAGCTCCAGGCCTTGGAGGCAAGACCGTCGGTCATACCATCAACGATAGCCCAAGCAATCTCTCGACCAACCTTGTTGAATCGGTGCGAGTACTTATTGATAGCATCTCGAACACCCTCAAGAAGCTTGAGGACCGTCCACATACCCTTGTCAATGATCTTCGGACCATTCCTAGCAATTCCATCAAGGAAGTTGAGGATGACGTTGGTGGCAGCGTCAATGACCTTGCCGATGTTGTCAGCAATTCCGTTCAGGAAGTTTGCCAGGATCGTGGCGCCCTTTTCGCCGAACTCGTAGGCGTGGTTAGCCAGCTCAGTCAGCATCGCCTGGATCAGGATGAACAATGATGCCACAATACCTGGAATATTGGCATTGATAGCATAGATGATCGCTCCAAGCAATGCCGCCATAGCAACGGCAAGCTCCGGAGCCTTAGCACCCAGAGTGATGATGAAGTTGGCAATGGCATTTGCGAAGTCGATTGCCACCTGTGGCAGAATCGCCGCAAGCTGCTTCAGTCCCTCGGTCAAGACCAAGAATGCCGCTGCACCGGTTGTGGCACAAATACCCAACACAGCGGCAAAGGCCGCCATACCGATTGAGATCGGAAGTAGTGCCAGACCTAGCGCAAGTAGTGCAGCAGTAAGAATAATCATACCAACCGCGAAGTACTGCGCACCAGCAGCTGCTGCAACTAGGATCAGCATACCACCGGCAAGAGCAATAAGCCCGATAGCGAGCTGGCCCCATGTGATCGTGGAAAGGGTCTTCATCGCTGAGGCAAGGGCCAGGAATGCGATAGAGGCAATCCCTAGAGCAATTCCACCTTCCTTGAAGGCGTCTGCTGCCGCCATTGAGATGGCCAGAATCGCCAGACCTGCTGCCAGAGCAATGAGTCCCTTAGCAAGGGTCTCGATGTCCATGTTACCAAGGATAGCCACCGCACCAGTCAAGACAATAACTGCCGCTGACATAGCAATGATAGCTGCTGCTCCACGAGCATTGGCCCTACCCGCAATAGCCATTGCTACGGATAGCTCCGCAATAATGACACCCAAAGCAATGACACCCTGGAGGAGCTTGCCAGTGTCCATCGTACCAAGCATCCAAATCGCCGCAACGAGGATATTACAAGATATAGCTAGAGACAGGAGGATCGCAGCACCCTTGCCCATGAAGGGGTCCTTACTGACGACCATCATGAAGCCTGACAAGATAGCTACAACTGCCGCTAGGGTAACTACGCCTTGAACAGCCTTGCTGGTATCCATGGAGCCGAGTGTGTATACCGCTAGTGACAGAATAACACAAGCCGCAGCTAGTGCTAGGAGGATTCCAGCGCCCCTCTCGACACCCTTAGTTGCAGCCATCTTAGTCATGAAGGTCTGGAGAGTTTCCATAAGAACCTTCATGGCGACCATGCCAACCACAGCACCCTTGAGGTCCATCCCCGCAAGGATCCGAACCGCGGTAGCCATAAGGATCATGGCCGCACCAAGGGCGATAAGCATCCCGACAATCCGCACTGAATCGTTCTTGAATGCCACCATTTTGGTCATCGACTCAAGCATGTCGTCCATCATGTTGAACAAGAACTTGAGGACAGCAAGAGTGATTAGGAGCTTCGGTGCAGGAACCAGCGACATCAGAATCAGTGCACCAGCCAAGACACCAAGGGCGATAGCAATCGTCAGAAGAGCCTTAGCTTTGACCTTCTGCTCGAATGCCTCAAGTACTCCTCCAAGCTTATCGAAGACATTGCCGATCTTTTCAGCAACATCACCAATTTTGTCGAAGTTCTTCTTGAAGGAGTTGATCCATCGGGTGAAGGCAATCAGGACTCCACCACCAATAGCCCCGACCAGGATCTTACCCATGTCGTAAGACTTAAGGTTCGAGTTGGCATCGCTGAGGGCGTTACCGATAGAGCCAAATGCGCCCTTGACTGCGTCCTTGACCTTCGGAGCAAAGGTGTTGGTGACAAAGTCCTTGAACTCGACGAACTTCTGCTTGATGGTGTCGAAGAGCTCGGGAAGATGGATAGCCCTAGCGACCTGCTCGATGTCCTCAAACCACTTCTTGAGGAAGTTCTCTTTGGCCGCCTGACCAGTTTCTTTGGCGGCTTGAGCTGCAGCAGACCCAACCTCAGAGACTGCACCCGCAGCTTCCTTAGCCTTAGCCTTTACCTCGCCGTGACCATTAACCCAGTCTCGGAATGAGACCGCTACTTCCTTAACCTTACCGCCGATGTCGGAGAAGGACTTGCCAAGGTGGTCCCAAACACTACTATTTTGAATAGTATTCCATGTATCGACAAGCGCATCCTTCAGCTCAACAAGTTTCTCCTTGAGCCACTGGACCTTTTCAGAGATCTTGAGCTTCTGGCCTAGTTCATCGAACTTAGTTCCCAGCGACGCGACAATTGCCTCGGCAGAGGACATATCCCCCAGCTCGAAGCCCTTGAAGTAGTCGGATAGAGCAGCCTTGCCGGAGACGAGCTTAGCTTTGAGCTTGTTGCCTACACTATTACCGAACTCATTGATCTTAGATTTAGCTTTGTCGATACCGCTGTAGATAGAATCCATCGCTGCAGAGAACTCTCTACCAATGATGGAGTTCTTCAGAGCGTCCTTGACAAGACTGAACTTCGAAGCCAGATTCTTGAGTCCATCTCCGACCTTCTGAACCTTGCCGGTGAAGTCGATCCACATGATAAAGTCATGGATCTTGTCCACGACCCACTTAATGGCCTTACCGACCAGATCAATCGGCGGAAGGAGGAGTTTCAGGACCTTGCCGCCGAGGTCTAGACTGGAGAACCATCGATCAAAGTAGAAAATGGCCTTGCCGATTACCTTTGTAATCTGGAATATACCAGAGTTGATGCCTGTGAAAGCAGGGAATAGAGCGGTAATGATGTGTGAAGCAACCGTAAAGACAACTTGTGCTACCTCGCCGATGATAGTGGCGAAGATATGGAAGACAGAGAATAGGCCAGTAAATGTCCACTCGAGTTTCTCTGCAAAGTTGTCAGTGATAATTAGCTTCTCTGTGAAGTCTGCAAACGCCTTAACAATTCGATACAGACCTTCCGGTGAAGCATTAAAGAAGACATTACGAAATGCACTTCCAACCTGTCCGAGTACCTTCACCACCGCGGTGAAGATATTCAGCATCGACCGGAGGATCTCTTCTCGACCACCAAGGGCGACAAATCCCTTGAGGAAGTTATTTCGAGCTGCAGACATGTCATTGATGACTCCGCCGACCCAGTTACCGACCTCAGTAAACAGCTGCTGGGCCTGGTTGAAGTCGCCAACGAGGATTCGCCATGTCTCCGCCCATCCAGATCCCATGGCCTCCTGCCAAGTACCGATCATCTGAGTGAAAGTTCGGATCTGGGTAGCTGAGTTACTGGCATTCTCAGCCAGCATCTTGAGTTTGTGGGCCTGTTCCTCGGAATACCCCATTTCCTGAATCTGAGCCTCAGACAGGTCATTTGTCATAACCTTCAGTGTCTGAAGCATGACCTCAGATGTGAGCCATCCCTCCTGAAGAGAGAGTCGGAAGCTTCCTTGCTTGGCGATGGCTGCATCGACACCAGTATTCATGATTCGAGAGGTCTCGATCAAGGCGTCCTGGAACTGCTTACCACCGATACCGGCTCGTTCGAGAGACATCCAGTCCTGGAGCTGAACCTTTCCAGCGCTCATCGCCTGTGCAAGCTGGTATGTGGCTCCGGCGGCCTGAGTGGCATTAGCTCCAGAGAGTGCCGCCATGTTCGAGAAGCCCTTGACAGCATTAGTTGCATCCTCAAGACCAATACCGGCAACCGTGAACGTACCAATCGAGTTGGTCATCTCAGTGAAGTTGTAGATGGTCTTGTCCGCGTACTTGTTCAGCTCGTCGAGTGCAGCATTAACCTGGTCCAAAGTGGTACCATTTTGACTGGTGTTTGCCAGAATGGTCTGGACCGCGTTGATCTGGGTCTCATACTCCTTGAAGCCATCGATCGCAGGCTGAATGAAGCTCTGGAGCATCGACTTACCGGCACTTAGAGCCGCGGCACCGATTCCACCAAGAGCCGTGATGCCAATTCCCTGCATGACAGACATGTTTGAGGCTGCGTCTACGGCGGATCGAGCCAAGTCACCCAGAGTGGTGTTCTTAGCGATCTCACCCATCCGCTTTAGACCATTCACAGCACCCTCCATCTTCAAGGATTCCTTGAGTCGGTCCATGCCGGATGCGGATTCCTTGATTGCGGACAGGAACTGCTTGTTGTTCATCTTGAGCGAGACTACCCGCTCGTCAATAGTAGCCACTACTTAGTGACCTCCTTCCAGGCCTTCTTCGCTATCTTGTCGAATACGGGCCTGATAGCGGGGTTGATGTAGTCTCGGCCGACGACATACCCGCCATTACGAGTACCGTGGCCATATTGCAAGATGACGGCGATGTTCACGCCGTTGTTTACGTGTGAGTTTGTCCATGTGATCTGCCAGTTGTTACCGGTTCTTGTGACTTCGTAGTTCCAGCTAGCTGCTGTCTCGCCCGACCTGGAGGGGGTCGCCGCCTTTAGAGCAGAAACCCCCTCCTTGCCGAACTGATTCATGATCAGAGCCAGGTCTAACTTCGTCATTCTGTCAAACCAGTTCCTGGTGAGTTTCCAGTCTCCCTGGCTCTCGATCGTAATCATGATTCTCCTAGGTCAGGCCTTCAACTTGGCGAATGCCTCAGCATTGGGAACGGCCCAGCCGACAATGGTGACACCAGCGGCCTTCGCTGCAGCGGTCGCCGAGGCTTGCTCGTCCTTATTGGCGACAAGAACCCAGACACCCTCGGGGAAAGCGGACTTTGCAGCCGACCACGCGTTTGCTCCAGTGCTTGCCGGGAGAACACCGAGCTGTGCGTTCTTGACCGCGGAGATCTGCCAGTCTGCGGCACCATCGGTGTTGTCCGAGACACGCTTAAGACCGGCGTAGTCGGTCTTCATGATCTCCCGGAGCTTATTCTGGCCACGGTAGTGAATCGCGAAGTATAGCTTACCGGTACGCTTCAATAGGATCGGGAGGATCTTGCCGTCGGAAGAACGGTACCACTGAGCTCCAGAATCCACCTTTCCAGTTCGAACGTTCGGGAGTACCGCGATATTCTGGGCTTCGAGAGTATCCAGCGCCTCGATCATGCCAGCGGTATTCACACCCGCATTTCGAATTGTATCGAGCCCATACTGACTGAACTCCTTACCGGCCTCGTAGTTCTGCGGGATGGCCACTGCGGAGTCATTCCCGTCAGCCGTAGACTGGATCGGAAGTGCGATCTGGTCGGGCTTGAGGGCGGCGACTGCCTTAAGCTCATCGAGGCTGTAGGCGATTCGGTTATTGGTACCCCATCCCCCAGGAAGCCATGCCATGATCGGAAGACCGGTAGGCTTCGCCGGGGGAGGCGTAGGCGTACCACCGGGGTTAGGTGCCGGAGGCTGAGCGGGTCCAGGAGTAGGCGTCACTGCCTTAGTAGCAGGGAGCACCGGACCCTTAGACTGAGCCCAACCCTCGATAGCCTTGTACCCTTCCGAGATTCGGATAGCCAGAGCCGAACCAAAGGCGGTAGAACCAGCCTTGGTGGGGTGCGTGTCATCCGACATAAGTAGAATGTCACGAGTTCCGTCATTCTGCTTGTTAGCCTCGTTACCGGTACCCGACAGTACATCCGAGACCTGAACGGCGGGGGCCCCAGGAGTAAGAGGAGTCTCGCCAGAGCCAGCAGTCCAGGCCTTGGTCACTCGGTAAGCGACACCACCGTAGACAACGACATCGCCCTCGGCATTCTCTCGACCCTCCCGGAAAGGAACCGCCTGCTTGTCAGCGATACCGAGCCAGTCGATGAAGACGACACCGTTAGCCACACCACCGGCAGCCTCGACACCGGCCTTTTGGGCCTTTACATTGACGTGGGCATCACGAGACTGGAGACGGCTCACGGAGGAGGGCTCTGGCCCAACCATGATGATCGGAACGTTGGGGAGCTTAGTACGAACCTTCGTGACGAAGTTCCGAACAGCCTCTGTGATCTTAGAGCCGGTTGTGTCGCCGTTCTCCACAACCTTATCACTGTTGAGAGATCCAACAGTGACGATCAGGTTGGGGATAGATGCGCAGACCGCATTAACTCGAGAGTCGACCTCGAAACTGAGGTCCCCCTCCTTAGAGTGGGCGAACCCACTTCCATCAACAGCACTGACCATCGGGACACACCCGAGAAGTCGAGACGCCGCGGCGGGGAGGTTGAATCCGGGACCCATCATGGCCTCGGTAGACCAGGAGTCCCCGAAGAAACCAACCGTCGGAACAACTCGACCAGGCTGAAGCGGAAGCGAGCCAAGAACGGTAGAGAGACCAGCGCCCCCACCACTACCTCCAGACAGAAGTGGAAGCGGACGGGACGCAGGTCCAAAGAAGATGTCTGGAGCAATCTTTCGAACCGGTGCTGCAGACACAATGTCGATTGTCTCACCCTGGACGAGAGAAACATGCTTGGTTGAAACTCCAGCTGGAGTCTTGATCTCGACAGTGTGAGTCCAGTTTCCACCGGGATTGACACCGGAACCAGGAGCAAGGATCTCGACTCGGATAGATCCAGCCTGATCCGTGGTGATGAGATACTCACGCATGGAGACCTCAGTACCATTGAGAGTCGCGGTGGCGCCATCAACGTCCGGGGTGATTCGGACTGTGGCCTTACCGTTCTCACCGCCGGGAATAGTACCAGTAACTGTACAGTATGGTGCTGCCATTTTGAGCCTCCTACGGCTGTTCGGCCCTGTCGAGCAGGGCGTTCACCTTTGTGTTTGTCTCAGCGCCGTAGACGCCGTCAACCTCGGCCCCGACTGCAGCCTGAACGGCCTCAACAGTAGCGTCGTGAGCCTCTTCAGAAGCCTCGCCCCAGACTCCGTCCTGTTCAGTACCAACAACGGACTGCGTAAAGGCAACGCCGAAGGGGAAGGTCTTCCCGCCCCACTCAGAGGCCGCGGCAAGCGCGTAGCAGCGAGACCGAGTGTTCGGCCCGGCGATATTGTCGGGGGTCGCCCGGACTGCACGCTGCAGCGCACGGATGTCAGCAGGGCCAGCGGGAGCAGTGTTGCTCGGAGAGTCAGTATACGCAGGCCGGATCACATAAGCGATCGACTGATTGCGGACACGCCGCCAAACACCGTTCCCAGCAGACTGAGAGCCGTAGCTGCCAGACGAGGTGTTGCCCTCGATCGTCTGGAGCGTGCCTCCGCCAAGGTTCTTCTCGACGAAGCCCACGTGGTCAGTGCCGCCGCCGTCCCAGTCGTAGATGACGACATCGCCCGGTCGGGCGTCGTAAACTGATACGAAGTAAGCGTCAGGGTGCTGGCGGACCTTGTTGACGGTGTAGTCAGTGTTAAAGGAGAATCCTCCAATAGCGTCAATCTGCCCGCACTCGTCCAGACACATGCTGACGAAGAGCATGCACCACCAAACAGAGTCGGACGGTCCAGCAAGCCACTGCTGACCAGTTCGAGCTGCCCAGTATCGGCCAGCTTCGGATCCGGGCTGAGGGTCGTCTGGTGCATAGTAACCAATCCTCGCTGCGGCGCGAGCGAGTACGTTGTCTGCGACGCTCACTTCATCACCTCGGTAGTCTGGGAGACGTGAATCTCCTTGTCTTCCATAGGATCAGTGCCGATGTGGGCCTGCGGAGCAAGCGCCTCCTCGGGAATGTCTTCGTGACTGATCATTGTTATCCCTTCGAGCCAAGCTTAGCTCGCCTGGCTCTGTTGAGTTCCCGGTTCCGTTCCATAATCTCGGACTGGGACATCTTCTTATCAGGCTGATTCTTTTGGTTACAAACCCGAATGAGTGTGAGTAGTCGGTTGATGTGCCATGTCTCACACTCGAATGGGATCTGACAAGCAATCATCCAGTAGTAGATTAGCTCGGATGACGTATACTCGCCAGATCCGGACCCATCTCCGGTATCACGGACCGTTGTGGCTGTCATTGTATCGGCCATGTATGCGCTGATACGCTCAACCTCGGATGGGGGAATCCTATCCAGGAGCGACGGGTCGTATGTTTCATCAGTGATCATACACTTGATGTAGAGGGCCATCTCCTCGGGGGTAACTTTGTCGTTACCGATGAGGTGCTTATGGGTGATTGACTCCCATTTTGACAGCGCGACCAGGTTGTGCTCCAGGTGCAGGATTCCGCCAGGCATAGAGACAAAGGTGCCTGTCTCCTCGTCGAACCCGTCGAGATCCGGGATAGAAACTATAAGCATTGCAGGCACCGAGGGCCCAGGAGTCTAGGTCTCTGAGCCCCCGGTGTGGTATATCAGCCTGCGAAGTGAGCCTTGATCTCATCCGGAAGGAGGAGCTTGGGCTCGGTGGCCGCGCCACCGCCCTGGGCTCCACCGTCGGAACCGAACAGCTTGGCCTCCAGGGTCTTGAGCTTACCGGAATCGACGTCCAGAGACGAGATGGTCAGCAGGGAGGTCGGCTTAGCACCGCTCACCGTGACCGGGGTCGTGGAGAGCTCCCACGAGAACGAGATTGCCTCGGGAGAGTCGTTGACGGTCTTGTAACCCTTCTCGGAAGGAGAGGCCTTGCAGCCGTACAGGATGTGGAGCTTGTAGCCCTTGTCCTGGCCCGCCACGTCGTCACCAATCTTGGTGCGGTAGACGAGACCAAAGGCGAGTCGGTCCTGCTGACCGATCTTGACACCCTTGGTGAGCTCAGCAGAGCCGTCGCACTTCTCGAACTCATCGGGGTAGGTGTAGGCCTCAATTGTGGCCTTCAGCTTCTCGGCCGAGAGCATCGAGAGGTACAGAATGTTGTCGGCGTAGAGGTCAGTTGCCTCGGCGCCCTCGGGCTTCTCGGAGATGGCAGTGATACCATTCCAAGCAACGCCCTTGCCGTACATCTTCTGGGCCGGGTCGTACACGTAAAGTGCACAGTGGTCGACACCAGTCTCAATACGGCGCTCACCGGTCTTATCCCAAGTGAGAGCTGCCATGTTAACTCCTAATAGTAGACGTCGAAGATGTCGTGATAGAGGTTGTCCGCTACGAGTCGAGACTCATGGCGGCTGAACAAAAGATCCTCGATCTTCGTTCGTGTCGGGTTCTCGGGATGCCGGGCAATCAGAGTAACCTGGAACCGGTTTGCTTTGATATACTTGAGGTTGTCCGCGTACATCGGATCACCCGGATGCCGCTCGTATACAATACACGGATACGATAGCTTAAGAGACGGGAGCGGTTGGTAATAGACCTTATCCGACCCGAGGATCTCTACCAGCTTCTCATGGAGAGCTAGCCGTCGGTCCATTATACACCCCCGTCAACTCGAGAACCAGACGGGGGAACTTCAGCTCCACATAGGAGATCTTCCAAAGTCCCCCCATCCAGCGTACGTACTTGAGGTTCTGGATGTTATCCGTTAAGAACCCGTCAGCAATAATGCTGATCTGGTTACTGAGGTTGATACTCCCCAGAATCTCATCGCTGCTACCAAAGCGGCGTGCTTCACGAAACACATCGCCATAGTACTGCTTCTCGATCGGTTTGTCTTCCCAAATTCCCGGCTCAGTCTGGACCTGAGTCACAAATCCTATCTCACCGAAGAATTTGGCCATCTATCACGGCTCCGGGACGATGTTACCAGACTCAACCTTGCGCTCGACGACAACAGCCGACTTGGGCTTCGTCAGCGCCCCGGAGAGACGAGTCTCCAGGAGGTAATGGTACTGGTTGAAGCTGATGTCGAAGTCCTCAGCCGCGAAGAGCTGACCACCCTTGTCCGCACCAATGGTGTAATCGGACATATTGACGATAATACCCAGAGCCTCGAGCTCACCATTCTTGGTAGAGGTGCGCTTCAGACCCTTCATCAGCGGAACCTTGACAATCTTAGAGACGCCGATGTAGTCGGCCAGCTCAGCAAGGGTGCGGAACTGGCGGTGGCCCATCTTGTCCTTCAGAAGGAGCATCTCGGTGACGAGTCGGGGATCGGCGAACCATGTGGGGTTACCGGCGCCATCGTAGTCATCCAGGGCCCGAACAATAGAGTCCAGAATGTCGTCGACCGACGTCTCCTTCGCCAGGATGACGCGAGGAGCGTAGAGGCTGTCCTCCTTGTAGATCGGGCGGATGCAGTCCTCCTTGATCTTGTCCTTAGAGGAGACAGGTCGACCATCACCAATGAGGACGGCCCGACCGAGCTCCTCCTCAAGCATGATCTTCATCTCGCCTCGGATCCAGGAGACGACATCAAAGTCAGTGATGTCCAGGATGTCGTCCCGATCCAACCTCTGCTTCTTATAGATGGTGGTCGGCGAGGTGGTACGCTGCAGAAGCGTGAAGACCTCGTCTTCCTTCTTATTACCCTTGATGTAACCCCGGGCACGGGCCTCATCAGCAGTAATGTCGGCGAAGCGGGTGCGAATTCGGGAGAAGGGTGAGTGCTTGGCAGCACCAACAACGGAGTCGACCCAATCGGTCTTGCGCTTGATGAACTCCGGAGTAGTCCACAGATCCTTTGCATCCGGGAACAGGGTCTCGATCTGCTTGATGCCGTAGGCATCGGCGTGGGCCAGGATGGCCTCCTTCAGGGAGCCGCTGGAGCGAGCGTCCTCGAAGATGGTCTCGACCTGGGCGTGAGTCAGGACGGGGAGCTCCTCGGTGGTAGCGGAGCCCTCAAACACGTTCTTGTGAGCCATAGTATCCTCAGTTGTGTCGGAATGGGCGGTGTCCTCGGCCTCTTCGGTCTCAGACTCCTCCGCCTCTTCATCTACGGAATCGACGAGCTGCCCGACGATGGCGTAAACCGCCGTCTTCTGCTCCTCTGTCATCCCTTCGAAGATCTCCCCGAGTGTCGGGTCATCCTCGTCGCCCTCAGCCTCATCGGCCTCCGGCTCCTCCTCAGCGTGCTCGACGTCATCCGTCTCCTCCGCGTCGAAGTCCTCATCCTCGTCCTCAAAGTCATCGCCGTGAGAAACGAAGTCCAGCTGCTCATCCGTGTAGATGACAGCCTCGATCTCATCGCCATTGTCGCCATGCTCGATGGAGACCTGGTCAATGAGGGCACCAGGGTTGGCGCCGCGGAGCACCAGGCTCACCTCGACGAGCTCGCCGTGGACAACGTCGTTGCCCCGAGCCCGAACATGGGTGGCGTAGATGCTCATCGCCTTGATGTCGCCGTTCTTGACCATCTCTCGAGCGGTCCGGCCACGATCGGTGTTGTTGAGGTGGGCGTAGGCGTAGACGCCATCCTCACGAACCTCAAGGTCGGCATGCCCGAGGACGTTCTCAACGTCGCCGTGCTTGTGCTGCCAGACCAGAGGTACAGTCTTCCCGTCGTACGCCGCGAATGCCCCGTGTCGGATGACCTTGTTATCCGAGCACCGAACATCGTTCTTCGTGGCGTAGCCAGAGAAATCGCACTTAACTGCCATTTTGACTACTCTCCATCAGTTCGGAAATTGGTACCTCCGATGCAGGGACGTCGTCGACCGGCTCTTCGCCAGGCGGCTGTTCCTCGCCCATCGGATTGATGTTGGAGTTCACCAACTGGTTTGCCGTCTCGTCATCAGACTGGGCCCATCCGAACTTCGGTCGAAGCTCATTGGCGGTTCCGATCTCATTACGCTTGACGGAGTCGACCAGCTTGGACATCTCCTCGAGCGGGACGTTGAGGAACGGATCCTCGATCGCCATTACCCGCTGCTTCTGCGTTCGGGCAGTCTTGGTGAGGAAAGTCCTGGTGATGGCATCCGTGATCGCCTTCAGAACTGGACGAACCGTTCGGTTCTGGTAGTTCAGCATCTGTCGAGCATCGGCTTTGCCGGTGAAGACATCCTCGGTCATTCCGAGCTGGTTGTACAGCTGCGTAGTGAGCCACTGGATCTGACTCATGAGGTTGTTCTCGGACGGTCGGTTCAGCTGGGTGATTCGCTCCGCACCATCGGTGTAAGCGATACCGTACTGAGAACCTGCGAGCTGTTCCTCAATCGCCTTTCGCCTGGCTTCTGCCTGCTGCTTCTTGAGCTCAGTCTTGACCACGTAGGGAAGCTGAATAATGATGTCCAGCTTACCGGATCCAGACTGACGATCAATTGCATCGAGCAGATGCAGCTTCTGAGTGAGTCGCTGCAGCGTAGAGCTCGGAGCGTTCATCACACTGTAAAGCGGATTGTTGACAATCGCTACAAACTCTTTCTCAAGAGTCAGCTGTTCCCGCTGTCCAGTATGGTCGTTGTATACTTCGACTCGGACATGTCGGGGGTACCAATTCAGGATGCTACCGACTCGCATTGAACGAACATCATAGCCCTGAGTCATGTCGGGGTTGACGTTCGTGTCTACGGGAACAATCGCAACTGCGCCCTCTTCGAACAGAGTGAGGACGAGATCCTGGAAGAATCCACGTCCGGTCTGGTCGATATTGGCACTGAGCGACATACAGTCATCAAGATCACTGTTGATATAGCTCTTGAGATTACCGTTGTCGTCTGTCCGAACATGTCGGATTGGGACATTTGCCACGTCAATGGCAATCTGGTTATAGATGCTGGTGACAATCGTCTGATCCCCGACGACGGGGCGGTAATTCACGCTCGGATTCCCGAAGAATGACGCTCCGTATTCGGGAGTGAAGTTCTTCTTGTCCGGCGATCTGGTAAATGCATTCCAGGCGTGGCTCAATCGATCACTAAGACCCATTTCACCTCCTTGCTCATTCGAATGCCTCCTTGTTGATCTTGTATGCCACGAAGGCATCCATCAGAGCGGCTACTGAGTCGATCTTCTCTTCCGAGCGCTTCTTCAGTAGCTTCCGGTTTCCGTTGGTATCCTCAAGTGTGACGCAGTTACCCATGGTGAAGGCCATAAGCTCCTGGTCGAAGATGAGAAGGCGTTCCGAGGCCAGCTTCTTCAGTTCCCCGAGGGGTACCGATTCTGTCCTGGCTCCCTGAATAACCTTCTCGATACCATACGGTCCGTTCTCCTGTTCCCACCGGGTTACGAACTCCTTGGCGTTGTACGGGTCAAACCCAAACGCCGAGACGTCATACTTCTGTTCATCGATGTAAAGGTCCAGATCTTCATAGACCTCCATCATGTCCAGGACGGTACCCTCCATGACTCGGAGGCTTCCTTCTTGGATGAACTCGTCATACTTCTGACGCAAAGCACCTGGCAACTTCATGAGCGTCAGCTCAGAGATGTATGCCAGTGTCTTTACGCCAAAAGCCTGATTCCTGAGTGGGAACAGGAAGGTGAACGCACAGAAGTCATCGCCCTGGGACAAGTCGGCACCCATAGCGCACTGCATGTTCCAGAATGTGTTCTTCCTGTGCGGGATCGTCTCCTCGTAGGTGAAGAAGTACGTGTATCCCTCCATGGGGATCCCGAACCTCTTGGCGAGGATGTCATTTCGAGCGGCAGGAGCTTGCTCCATTCGATCGACGTCCTGCTGGTACCGATCATAAGAGACAGTGATGCCAATGTTCGGCTGGGCTTTCACCCACATAGCAGGATCTGCTACTTCCTTGATGTCGTCAAGTCGGTAGTAGAAAATTGAGATGTGAGGGGCGATGTATTCGCCCTTCAGGATTTTGAGCAACTCCATCTTCATGGTGTCGCCCACCGCATTGCGGATTGTTCCTTCTGAAGAGACGGCCAGAATCACTGGGTCATCGATCTTCGAGGCGCCCTGTTCAAGTGCACCGACCACGTCCTCACGGATGTCGCCGGAAAGCCACTCATCCACCGTGCAAACCTTGGGTCGAAGACCCTGTAGCTTGTCGATGGACATGGGGCGGACCTCGAGAAGGGATCCGGTGAGGAAGTTCTCCACGCCCTTCTTCGTCGCAACCAGCTTCTGGCGGTTAGCCCTCGCACCGGTTGTATTTTGAATGGATCCCTCAGTCAGGAACTTATACAGCGGACCTCTGGCTCGAGTGATGGCAGTCCGGAATGGACCCATCACCTCTTCAGCCTGCTTCATGGTCGGAGCCGTAGCGATCTGATGCGTCGTAGTAGTGTCAATCACCAGGAAGTAGTTCTGGATGAGCGACATATACATCGACTTTGCTGCTCCACGAGCAACGATCAGATACTGCTTGATTGTAAGGCGCTTCTTTACGGTTTTGGTCTCATAGTGACCGCCGACTCCGTCCTCGTATGGGACAAAGACCTGGCGATCCTCGAAGTAGTACCATCCAAGGAGCTGTTCGGCCCAGAGCTTGAAGCTGTCTAGAAGATGGAGGTCAGCTCCGTCGGACAGAGTAAGCTCGTTCTCGCAGTATGCGATGAATCCTTCTACGGCTTGGTCATCGTAGTAGTATTCAGGATTAGCGACTAGAGCGTCAATCCGGTTCATCTCACATGAGATCTCTTCGCATACCGGAATCTCGCCTCGGATGACTGCGTCACGAAACTGCCCGTAGTATTTTGGTACTGCGGTGTTCGAGAGCATTACTTAGCTGTACTCCCCGGATTACGAGGGTAGCGCTTCTTCTTGGGCGAGGGCTTAGTCTGCTTATACGACTTCGGCTTAGAAGACTGCGGGAGCTTCTTGCGGTCGGGGCCACCAGTAGACTTATATGCCACACGAGCCTCTTCGGCGACAACTGCTGCTGCTTGAGCCGCTTCTTGCGCCTTCTCAGCAGCCTTCTTAATATTCTCTGCTGCAGCCTTCTTGCCCGCCTTACCACCGGTAGCACCCTCGAATGCGTTATCGAACGCAGACTTCATGAGCTTCGTACCTGCGTAAGTCCCAGCCTTGGTTAGAGAGTTCTCGAGGATCGATCGAGTGACTTCACGACCTCGAACCAGGTGGCGATCGGCCTTGAGCTCCCGATAGCGTTTCTCTTGCTCCAGCCGCTTAATTCGGGACTGGAGCTCGGTGTCGCTGATCTTCTTATATCCGCGGTTTGCGAACTTCTTTCGGGCCTTTGCATCGGCCTTTGCCTGCTTCTTTCCGGCAACTCGGGCATCGTGAGCCTGCTTAGCCTTCTGAACCTTAGCCGCTCCAGTTCGAGCAGTCTTGATAGTCGTCTTGGTGGCGTTGGCGGTGAATCGCCCACTCTTCCGGATGGCCTTGATGGTGGCCTTCCGACCAGCGCTAGCCTTCTTTCGGATGACGCCCCATTTCTGGCCTTTTACACCGTGGTGAATGAGGTCTTCTACCTCTGCTTCCCCTCGGTCTGATAGATCAGTCGCCATGCTGCCTCCTCGATCAGCTTCTGGTAGGCCTGGACCAAGAAGGAGTTCCCCGGTGGGTCGAAGAACAGCTTAACCTTCATGGCGATGTAAGACTTGATTGCCGCTTCGTCATCGATCGAATCGAAGACAGTCCAAGCGGTATCTTTATCAATTGAGGTATCGCATTTTGGCCCCAATTGTGCGAGATCCATTCGTGCAGTGTTGATGTGCATCAGGATCTGGTCATCGAAGGCATCATATCCCGGCATGATGCCGATTGCCTTCTTAGTATCTTCAAGAATGGTTCCCATTAGATCCTCCAGGGAGCTTGATCATTCGGTCGACGCTCAACAACTCGTGGTGTCAACCTCGATCGGTCTCCGAAGTGTATCGCGTTGTGGGTATTCTTGGTTGTGGTAATGAGAAACTCTGGCTCGAGGATGTCTGGATTGAATTCCTCGAGATCTTTGGGCTGAATCGGATTCATGTGGTGAATTAGCGGCATGTATCTGATGTCAAGTCCCTCGATCCCGAGGTCGCAGGCTTCATCTCGAGCCAGAACAAAGTTCCTGACCTTCTTCCACTCCGTAGAGGTGTAGAATCGTTGGTTCAGGTAACGATCGAAGCCAAACGTGGCTGTACCGACTTGCCCGGTGAGAGCCAGGTAGTCAAACCGCTCCTCAAATGTCTCGAGGCGCGCCAGTTCAGTATACGTTCGTAACATCTCCCGCTCCAGAGTATGTACGGAAGGCTTCGATGGCTTCTTTGGCAATCTTCTCGGCTTGCTCAGCGCTGACGAGCGCCGTCTTCTTAGCCTCGAGGAGTGCTGTTTCGTTCCTCAGCTTCTCCACCTCGAGCTGTTCTCTTGTGGAGGCGAGCTTGAGGTAGTGATTCACCGTGGTTGCCGGTGCTGTACCCTCTCGAAGCTGCTTCTCAGCGAGCTCAAGCGCGAGATTGATCATCTGCGCCTCTCGTTGTTCCACAGTTCGAGCGGGTTTAGAGGGTGTTGCGGCCCTTTTACCCATAGTTGCTCCTTAGATAGAGGGCGTTTGGGGCCAATTGGGGGCTAGATTCTAGGGCCCGTTGTGAGCGAGACCAGCAGGAAGAAAGGAGCACACGAGAAACTTCCTGTGGGCCCTAGAACCTAGTCCCCAATTGGCTTTCCAAATATCCCTCCGGGGAAAATATGGAGA